ATACAGAGAAGACTATGTGCAACAAGTTAAAGTAGAAGAAGAACCAAAAGGGGACACAGATGCTATTAAGAATTTTGGCCTTATGGCTCTTTCTTTGTTACTCTTATTCTAAGGCAGATTGTTTACCTGACGTTACAGGTCTTTGTACACCAGGTGTAACTATTACAGAGGAAGAAAATGTTGTTGTAACTGAAGAAGACAAAGGCACAGAAATAATTACAACCACCACAACGACAACCACAACCACAACCACCACTGTTACTAACGAAGACTCAGGTAACATATTAGATAGTTCTTTAGGATATGTGGGCTCTCAAGATGATGGTGACATGAGAACAGATTGGGGTGGGCAAGGACCTGCTTCAATGCCAACGGGTAATACTTGTGGTGAGTTAGGTGCAGATAGATGTGCACAGATTACAGGATCAGGCAATAGTACATCAACGATGGGAGTGTCAGGTATGGGCACGACTTTTATAATTAATAATATTAATATTTCTGATTTACAAATAGACAAAGGTGGTGAGGTAAGATATTCAATTGAGGTCGAAAAACGAGATGCTCAAGATAGAATATACATGCACATTACAGGACGTAATGGATCTAACACAGTCTTTCAAGGAACTGATATCTTGTCTGAATCT